TTACTACCCTCTTTTAAAAAGTAATAAAAAGCGCCCATAACTTTTTTAAAGCATTCCCATTGATCTTTTATGCCGCCAGGATATCTATCCATAACCCCAAAAATTGCATTGAAATCAAGGTCAACGACTACATCTGTTTCGCCATTAAATCGGGTCCTTACTTGACCTAAAACTATTTGATAAATATGCGCCGCTTCTTTGTTTGCCTCCATTAAATCTACCCAACAAGTTTCGCATGGTGGTTCACTTGGGGGGCTTCTCTCTGCATACATTGTCCTGCATTGATCACATTTTGTTAAAACAACCCCGCCCTCAAGCACTATCCTGGATTCGGCCTGACCTTGTGTAAACCGAATCCAGGATATTAGTTTTTTTCCTGTTCCTCTTTATCCACAACGCCAGCATCCGCCAAAATTTTCATACATCGTGCAATGAACCTGTCAAACACAGGGATTTTCATTAACTTCAGCTTATTTTCACGAGTGCATTCAATTTCTTTGCCTGTTTTGCTATCTTTAAAGTTTTCGAAACTAATAATAGCGTAATCCCATGCGTCATCTCTTTCTTTTTTCGCTTCTTCCGTGGTGAACTCCTGCAAATTCGACAACCGCTCCATTGCCCTTGATTTAGGATTAAAAACATGTTCGACAATCGTTTTCCGTTTCTCAATACATTTCTCAAGGAAAGGTTGGATAGGCCGTAATGTAACCCAGGCATCACCCTCCGGTTCATTCTCAAATATCGCGTCTCCTGTTGTCGGGTCATTATAAGATTTGAAAAATTGAAAACGCTCACCTTCTGTTTGATCAAGATTTAAAAACATTAATATGCATCCTTTTTTTAAGTTGTTGTTATACCAAATACATAAATGCACCGGATATCTGTCCCTCAAAGCTTGTCCTTGCCAAACCGCTTCTGTCTGCTTCAACACCGTTAGCCTTGGTCATCAGTATACAGCCGCTTGTCCCGATTGTTATATAGGACGTTTGATTAACCCAAAATCTCGGCCCTGATGTAGTACTATTGATAAGTTTCGTCCCATTTTTTACACAATTCACCAATGTGGTTTGCATAGGATCAGTTGGATCATACGCCACCTCTGTTAAACTAATAGCGCCTCCATCCGCGCTTGCAAATTCAAGAATGTCAATGTCCACCCCAAACTCTGAAGTATCCACAGTTTTTCTTGTTATCCCGGTTAGGCTATAATTCCCAGCTCCTAATATTTTAGAAGTTGGACCTAAAGTCACTTTCTGAAAACTTCCTGATAATGTTGCCGCTCTATCTGCCATTGTTTGTCCCCTCCTATTTATTCGTTCTGTTTTTTAATTGCTTCTTCCATCACTTTTTTATTTTTTGCTGTTTTCATAGCACGATACAAAACATTTGTTGCTTTGTTAACAACCATTGTCGTTAAATGCCCGGATGGAACCGATGTATCTACAAAAATTTTATACTCTGCCTTTTTTAAATCTTGGCAAAATCCTATATCCTCCCCTATAGTAGCCCCTGTGTCCGCATCTTTTTGGAACCTGAACCATGGATACGGTATTTTTTTGAATACTTGCATATCAAACATAAGACAACCGGCCCCAGTTGCGTCTACTTCAACGAGTTCGTCTTCATCCCACTCATCCACGCTTTGATATCCACCCTCCGTAACCCGTAACATTATGCTATCAAAGGGGGGATATCGCCTGAAGCAAAGTGCACCAACTATCGGCAATTGATGAGCCAACAAATTAGTTATTGTTTTAGGATGATATACCATATCGACATCCATCATAATTAAAGATGTAGCACCAACTGCTTGCGCCTTTTCGACAATATCATTCCTTAGTGTATCAATGGGGCCGTTATCAGCGTGGATATAAGTAAAATCCGGCCGCTCCATATGAATAAAAGAGTTAAAGAAACTTATTGGAACAGAAGGAAAAGTACAGGGGATGCCGATTGCAAGATGTTGATTGGTTATTTTCATTTATCCGCCTTCCTGAATAAAGCAACTCCACATGGCTTGCTATGTTTTTGTGTAATGTAATTATTAATAAATTCCATATCATTACTTTTTTTGAGATCACTTACAGCTTGCATTACCCCTAATTCTGGTATTATAGAATCATGGAAAATAAGAAATCCGTTTACTCGTAAATATTTTTGATAAATTTTTATATCTTTACTAACGCCATCATATGTATGATCCCCATCAACCAAAATAATATCAAACTTTGTCTCAAAAGTTTTTAGCACTGCCACTGTGCTTCCAGCATGTGAGTCGCCTATAATTTCATTATAAGAAATATCTCGTAAGACATATGATCGCATATGGTGTTTGGGATGTTGGTTATTGTCAATCAACACAATTCTATCAGGTTTTAAAAAGTGGTTTATTAAAAACGTAGTTCCACCGGCAGCAACACCAATTTCAAGATATGCATTAATTTTTAATTGAGATTCAAGAATAGCAAAGATACATGGCGCGATCTCATCTGATATTTGCTGGCAATAGATTCCACCATATGTGCCTCCAAATGTAGGCACATGATCTGACCCAGCATCAAAGACAAACTGTTCAATTTCTGATATGGTAGGACTGTAAGGCTCTATTTTTGGTTTATTCATCATCTTTTAAATCTCATCTTCTTGAATACTCTGCCTTTGGAAAAAATCAGCACCCCATTTTTTTGCAAGATGAGCGTCATTCCTAACACATGTTTTTTTATAATCTACCTGCCCATTCTTTTCCATAGCTGTAAAAGTTTGGCTCCCAAAATGGTGTACATAGACATCATGCGCTATCCCTATGTTATGCCCAGCGGCCTTTGCTTTTAAGCAAAAGTCAAGTTCCTCCCCGCTACACGGCCACAAGGATTCATCAAACTCACCAAGTTCATCACAAAGCGTTTTCTTAAATGCCATGCAAAAACCTATAACCCAGTTAACATTCTCGGCCAATCCTTCATTCGTAGTGTATAGGCTGCCAGCTTCCTTGTCTAACTCGTATTTTGTTCGATAATTACCAATTGTAATGCATTGCAAACCAGCGCAATAATTTGTAACAGGTCCAACAATAGAGAACATATCGAGCCATGCATCAAGCCGCTGGATTGCTTCAGGTGTTACGATAACATCGTTGTTAAGAAGCAGGATAATATCACCCTTTGCAGCCCGTATCCCTTGGTTAACTGCAACAGGGAACCCTTTGTTTTCTTCATTTCTAATAACGACAATATCCGTAAACCCAGAAAAAGGCGGATTGATCGCTGGTTCTGAACCGTTATCAATAATAATTATTTCACAATTATGACTATCTTCAAGCACTGCGGCAAGGCATTCTTGTGTCATATCATGTTGATTATAAACTGGTATGATAATAGATATCATAAGTTTCCTTAATTCAAAGATGTCAAGATACTAAAATCGCTATGCCAAACTCTTACAAATTGTATACCATTTTCTGTTGTAATATTTTCCACTATTGTGGACAAGTTGGTTTCTTTCATTCGTACCAAAGAACTACCGGTAACTATTAACGAACATTCATCAAACAATGTTTTTAAATCAGCATATATAGTTGTTATTTCGGCAGCAGATTCAGACGATGAAAATAACGAAAATTGAATAGATGTATCTGTATAATGTTCTGTAAATGTTTTAGAAGGAACAGCAGAAATAATAAAAAAAACAACATATGGATAGACAGTCTTTTGCGGAGCATAGTCAAAAAAAATCCGCCCATTAACGTCTGCTGAAAGATCAGACCCAACTGTTTTTGCTATTATGCTGGTGAGTAAATTATTCACTGTGCTTCTTTACACATAATATCAAGCCATTTTCCAGCTTCGTTAGGGTTTGTAATTGCCACAATATTGAAGTACCGTGTTCCGAACTTTACACGATAAGAAGAAGCCAACCCGGCCTTATATCTAACTCTTATTCTATGCGTAATAAGCATAACCGGAGCCTTCCCCTGTACAACTTCTTTTGCGGAAACAGGCCAAATCGCTGCCCACAATGTAACATTGTCAACCCATGTGGCAACAAACCCGCCCATGCCGTCACTTGTTTTTGTTTTTAACTGGAAAATTATTCGTTTATCTAATGCACCTATTCTCATTAGAACTCACTCCATAACCGACTTGATGCGAGCAGGTTTTGTGTTGTTCTATTTGTTGCTACGGTCTGCCCCAAAACAGGCTCCCCGCGCATTTCATATAAATCCGCACAAATCATTCTGCAAGCCGCTTTTATCTTGTATGGAACCAAGGCAGCCGTTGTCCAACCTGATATAAAAAGTATTGTAATTGGATTGCTTGGATATAGGCTGCCGCTTGGCCACGATTCACCATATGGCAAAATAATATTACCATATGATTCCCCGTTTACTTCAACAAGATAATCTGTTGTTTCAGCTAATGTTGTTTCTACTCCATCGGTGCCTTTCCACTTTATCGATGTTACACTTTGCAGGTTGCCACCAGGTACTCTAATAGTATTGGTTTTAGGCCATTCTTTAAGGCTGAAACCCCACGTTTGAGTCAACAAATGTCTTCTTGTAATATCTTCCACATATTCCCTACCGGCCGTAATGATTGAATTTAGAAGACCATCCTCAGTAAATACTGCATCATCACATCTTAAATGCAATTTTAGTTCACCTAATGTTATAGGCTCAATTATTGGTGCAGTTATTAATGTGGCTATATTGTTACTCATAATTTCCCTGGTGTTGGTATTGTAATCGATATTACTATATGCTCACCCCAAAATTTTATGCACGATTACTAAAAGCCTTAATATAATCGATATTCATATCGCCAAGACCTGTACCGCTTGCTTTGTCTAAAGAAAAATATGGTTGCATCTGTTGTTCCGCCACAGACAAATTTGACATATCAAAAGTTGACCCATCGAAAAAGACCTGCCTTCCCGTGTTGTGCCAGTTATACTCACATTTTATGTTTCCCATTAGTTATTTTTCTTTTACTTTGTTAAGCACCTGTCTTCCAGGCAAAGGTTTTTCTGCTTTTTTTTGCAGTGTAATTATTTGCTGTCGCAACTTTTCGATATCAATTGTTACCTTTTTTATTTCTATAGCAGTAATGCGGATCGCCATTTTTCTTATTTGTTCGACTTCAGCTTTTAACATTTTCAACTCCCTTTATTATGCTAACGCTGTTACAGACTGATTGCCTGAGTATCTTGATTCAAGCACGGCAACAGCATGGCAAATACCTGCGGTTGCAGTCTCATCAAGAACAAGGGTTAACCATTCCTCAGCATTGTTAACATCCATCTCGGAAGCGTCAATTTCGAGAACAAGCATTTTGTTTTGATATGTTGCGGCTGTTAGAGTAACCCCGGAAGCTGCTTCTGCTGTAGCCGTTGCGGCCAAAACATCCGCGTTAGCTGACGCAATGGCTGCGCCTCCTATGGCGTACCGGAAAGATAGCTCCGATGTGGTAGCCGCAGCAGTAGCCCCAGAATAAAACTTCAGTACTGAATCCCCGGTAATCGCTCCAAATGTTAAAATAATTGTGGCTTTGTGATAATTCTTCATGTTTATAGAATCCATCGAAACACCGGCACTATAATCAGCCGTATTAAGCAAAGGCACAATCTTTTTTTCTTCAGCTAAGTTCATTTTAATATTCCTTATATTTTATAGTAAATATTTGCTGGCAAAGCCTATTATGACCGCACCAGCAAATTGAATAATTAAGCTCTTGTAGCCAATGAGATAAAGTGTGATTGTGTATAGTCAGACCCGCCTTTGTACGGAGTAATTGCATTCGCAAGAACTGTTTGCCCATCTACACGCATTACAAATCTGAAAACACTTTCATCATAAATAAATCGAACATGGATGCTTATATCAGATTTAATCCCGCCTTTTTCACCAAGAACATATCCGTTAGTGAAGTCAGCCAGAACGATGTCTCCAGCCGTCCCAAGTGTCATGCATTGTTCAATAGGGATAACCGGTCTTCCATATAGAGTGTCATAAGGCAGACCACTGAGGCCACCAGCAGGCATATATACGGGAACTCCGCCTGTACCAACGGCAATACTCATTTTATGCAATTGAGGTTCTATGTTTTGATTAATAAGCCAAATTGAATTACCTCTTGAATTAGCAAACAATCGTGATCGCATATTCATAATATTCTCAGCGACAATGGTTTTAGCCGTCTGGCCTGTCTCTTTAGCAACTGAGACAAGACATCCTGAGTTCATGATACCAAGTGGTTGACCTGCCCCGGAACCGCTAAAAATAGCATCATCAAGCAAAAAACCAAATTCAGAATTAAACCCTTGCCGGATAATACCCTCAAGCGCCGAGGAATCATCCAAAAGTTCGTCTGTAGCGTAACAAAGACCAATCAATTTATTAAGAGAAAGCTCAATTTTACGAAATTTAGGCTTACTTGCTGTTTTTTCGTCTGCTTCGGCTGCCCAGTAGCCTCTCATTCCTCCTGCCCGTGAACCAGCCACACGGCTTGTTTCATCAAGCCCATTGATTTTAATGCTATTTGCATTGCCTGAAATCTGGATCCTTTTGCATTTTGCAGCAAGAAGCCCGGTTTCCCAAAGTTGCTTTAACAATTCCGTAGAAAAATCCTGTTGTACAAGAAATCCACCATCCGATGGGACGGTTTCATTAAGACCACTTGCAGCATTGAAAAGCCTTGGGTCAACGACACCGCCTGGGCATCCAGCCCTCATGATCGAAGTCATTTGCTGCCCGAATGAATTGAATTTGTCTTTATTTCTTACCTCAATACCACTGCTACCCGGACTTTTTTCTTTCAGTTGCGTGGATGGTGCATTCGCTGGTTCTTCAAGAGATGCCTGCATCCGCTCTTGCCGCTCCATAGTCTCAATAATTTCTTTATATTCCTGAACCGTGTCTAAAATTTCATTTTTTAAACATAGCTCGGCGGTGTTTGATTCCCGGTTTTCCGCGATACATTTTGCGTCGATATCAACGGTTTTTTTCATTAAGTTTTTAATATCTTCTTTATATTGTGTTACGGTCTTCATTTATCAATCTCCTTTTAAGTATGTGATGGTGCTACGATTTCGGCTCTTACCAGTAAGGCAGTTGCACGATCGACTCCCTTTGGTGTGTCAGCATCCCGCTGATCACTCAAAGTTGGGTCAGGCGTTAATAAATCGTCATCCCGACAATCTTCTTTCCACCCATCCGATAAAATAGATTTCGCTTGCTTCTTAGTGCATCCTGCATCCCGCAAGATATGCTCTATATCCCTTATCGTTGGCGCTGTTTTCTGTTCCTTTAGAGTATCAGGCACATTTGCAAAAGCAGACAAATCGAATAAACCCGACTGTGCTTTTTCTGCTTTTTTATCTATATGGTCACAAAATCCCATTTCCAAAGATTCCTCGGCTGTTAACCATGTTTCAGCCGCCATCATTTTTTTAATTTCTTTCTCGTCTTTTCCTGATTTATCCATATATGTTTTAACAATTGGTTTGCCGACCTTATCTAATAAATTAGCCTCCTGTCGCATGTCATCTGAATTTCCGACGACTATGCTCCACGGCTCATGAATCATTATAAAAGCATTCTCACTCATATGAACCTCATCGGCAGCCATTATAATTACGGAAGCAATCGAAGCGGCAAGCCCGTCAACATGCGCGATAACTTTAGACTTGTGTTGTTGCACAGTATTAAAAATAGCTGTACCGTCAAAAACAGACCCGCCAGGAGAATTGACACGTAAATGGATTGTGCTTGCCTTGATGTCATTAAAATCTTTAACAAACTGATCTGCTGAAACACCAAACCAACTTATTTCATCATAAATATAAACAGTTGCCGAATCTGCCTTATTTATAATTTTATATGCTTCGTTTGCTCTTGGCTCAAATAGGCTACGGTTATTTATACGCATTTTCTTTTCTCCCTGGATTAATTTCTTTTTCAACTTCTGGCAATGTCTTTGTCTTTTCAAGTAGATCTCGTAATAAACTCAAAGGGGCCATGTTCAACGGGACAAAATGTTCATCAGCAAACTCTTTGTCTAAAGGGTCTTTTTCTTCTTTTTCTCTAATTTCATTAATAGAAAGCGCACCGACCCCGAACATAACCCTGTAATACTCGCTCCTGTCTTTAGCGTTCCCTCTTAAAAGACCATCAACATTGTGGCGTGTGTACATATTCTGTTGATACAACTCAGAATCAGTGAGCAACTGCATATTATAATTTTGTTCAAGCCTAACAAGAATAGGCAAAATGGAATCAGTGACATAAGATATTTGTTCAGATTCAATATTATTGAAAGACGACCGTGTTAAATCTTTAAGCTTATGAGGTGGGATATTAAACCACCTTGCTACCTCTGAAATTTGAAAACGTCTACTTTCCAAAAATTGGGAATCTTCAGGGGGAATGCCTATCTTCTCAATTTTCATTCCGTCCTCAAGCAACATAAGCTGTTGAGACTTACCAAGACCGCTGTAAACTTCGCTAACAGCATTACGCATGGCATTTTTATCTTTAACCTGTCCAGGATGCAGCAGCACAGCACTTGGATGTGTTCCCTGCCCAAAGTATAACGAACCAAACGTTTCCAGCGCCATCGCAAGACCCAAAGACTTTCGTGCCATAGCAATAACTGAATATCCTTGAAACCCATCAAAACCAAGTCCTGGTATATGCAAAATCCTTTCACTTGGAAGTATTACGTCTTTCTCTAAATTCATACTAATTTGATAAAACAGCGTACCTTCTACCATCACTTGTGTTACACGATTTGGCGTTATCGGCCACAGCTCTACAACCTCACCCAGCCTGTTTCTAACGATTTCCGCATACGCATTACCCCATAGCAGAACATGAGCAGACATTACCTCTCTGCCAATTTGTGCGGTCATATATGGATTGAATTTATTATGCAAAACACGAAACAACTTATTTTCTTTGGCAAAAATAGTTTTCCGTTGATCTTTTCGTAATAAATGAAGCGGTAATGTGGAGACTGTGCCGGATATGAGACTTACGGCGTTCCACACGGCAGAATAAGTAAGCGCGTTTGCTTCAGTTACATTTTCGCCAGATAAAGATTGTGAACCAGCAAGATTCCATAAGGAAGGATTCCATGCCTTTTCGTCAGACAAGGAAAGATTCTGTATACGTTTTTCCAATGAACCAATAATGCTCATTATGGCTGTCCCCGTGTTAAAAATCCAAGGCCAAGAAGCATTAAGAGCGCGCCGCAAACGACACACGCCACCCATGGGAGGAAAAGCCATAAGCCATATCCAATAAGGCCAAGCCCACCAAAAATAAAACAATCCCGGATATCAAACAAAGTCCATAAAAAATGTGTTGTTGTTTTTATATTATCCCACAAACGTATTTTCATTTTTTTGTAAAGGTTCACATATGTATCCCATCTGTTGTGTTAATATAAAAAACGGTTACTATATATGGTGTGCATATACTATATACAGTAACCGTTTTTAAAAGTACAAGAGCTTTTGTATAATGAAAATAGATAGTTGGAAGATATGCGAAAATTTATGAAACAAATGTTGACAAGGGGTATAGATTAATACGATTATAGATTTAACATTATGGAATGGTGGATAAAATAGAAACTGGTACGTTTAAACTTCAAATTTCGAATCCAGGCAGCAATCTTATTGGGAGTGGCGATATAATTTTTTGGAAAGGAGAATAAAAAATATATCGCAAAATTGCATAACAATGGAAAAAGGAAACTAATATGCTTGATGAAATTGAAAATCTTAGAATAAGGGCAAATAACTTTGGCTCCAGGGCAGCTATGATACATAATATACTTATGGAAGGTGTAACTTTACCTTTTATAAAAAGATATGAGCTTGAGTCTGAAATGTATAGTTTAAAGCTGGAGCAATCAAAAGCAAACCTTAGATATCAACAAATGATATTATGGGCAAAGAAGCAACACACAAGCTAAACAACAGAACTATAACGACAAGCATGAGCTGCTTGGC